CATCGGTGGTCTTGGCATAGGTCTTGTATCCGGCACCTGCCAGACGATTGGAAACAACCACCTGACATCCGTGAATCATGCCGACCGTACCACGAACGATCATATCAGCACCCATCTCGGTGTTGGGAATCCAGTTAGCGGTCTTTCTCAGACGACCATACAGAGCCGGAGGGCAAAGCAGAACCTTCGCTCCATCGATATCCTCGCCCAACAGAGTCAGGGCATCAGAGATGTCGTCCGCAGCGGCATCCGTGCCACCAGTGGCAGCGGCGATGGTCTTGGTCAGGGATGCAACAGCACCCATGTTGTCGATCAGCAGACCCTCGACTTTATCGTTGATTGCCATAACAACCTGACGGGCGGCTTCGCCAGCGATATCCCCGGCTCCACTCAGGAGTGCCTCGTCTGTGAACTGGACGGCACGACCGATTTTCTGGACCTTAACTTTGGTCGTAGCCTGAGACAGGACAGCGATCGGAATGTCAGCACCTTCGTTTACGGCAGTCGCTGCTCCGATATAGTTGTAAAACGGCATTGTGAGTTCGTCTCCGGCACGACCCACCAGAGTGTCATCGATCTCAGCCAGGGGAGCGAAACGCAGTGCATTGATAAGTTTTCTGTCAATAATATCTCCGACCACTTCCGGGTCGAACAGGTTAGCAAGTTTGGTAGTATTAGCAGTTGCAGCCATACTGCACCTTCCTTTCTTCGCTCAGTGAGCGGATTAAATAGATTTCATATATCTTGCGTACTCGTCGGGATGTTCGCGTTTGAACTTAGTCAATCCGGCAACATCGTTTTTGGCGACCATCTTGTCGAACTGCTCCTTCGTCATGCCGCTCTTGCCAGTGCCGTACTGGATGTCTGGTCTGGACTTGAGAAATTCTGTCATCACGTCCTTGGCTTTACGTGCCTCAACCTCGGCAGTGATCTTCATCTTTCCGTCAAAGTCGCCATCGGCTTCGGCGATTGCCATACGGGATGCTTCGGATGCCGTCCATCCTTGCCCCAGGTAAGCTTTCTCGATCTTGTTGATCGTGTTCTCCCGGAGTAGTTTCTGGTACTGCTCCTCCCTCTCGGCTTCTCGCTCTGCTTTCTCTTCGGATGCTTTTTCCTGCTCCGACAGAGTAGCCTGGTACTTTTTCTTCCATTCGGCAGACTCAGAGGACAACTTGTCGTTCGCTCTCTTCAGCTTGGCAAGCTGTGTCATCAGTTCCTGCACATCAACCTCCGGGGTCTTCTCCGGCTCCTTCTTTGGTTCAGTGCTTTCAGTAGTCTCGGTTACTTTGGTTTCAACTTCGCTCATACGCGCCTCCTGTTTTTACGTGTTTACTCACGATGCGATTATTTCTTGGTCTTCTCTGACCAATTTGCGAAACTTGTAATGCGCTTTCTCTAGCGCGAATAGCAGAGACGGGATTTGAACCCGTGATTTCTTGGGTATGAACCAAGCGAGGACGACCGAACTCCTCTACTCTGCGGCAATAAAAAAGTCGCCTAATTAAGGCGACTAGAAATATCTACAACTGCATCTGCATCTGGCTATTTCACCGATGTCTGCTCCTAACGAGGTGTCTAATGGGTACATCATCAGAGAACCGCCAACGACGAAAGGCTCATTGATGGGGAGAATCGTGTCGTCCACAGCAGCATGCGTGGGACGTACTAGTTCATCCTTCATCGTCAGCCATTGTTTCATGGTCTTGCCATCTGCAATCGCTTGCTGATTCTCAGTATGGTGATAGACGATGTTCGTGTCATTCAGTGCGATATCCAACGCCCTGTCAGGCGAAGTCCAATAGTCGCCTTCGTCGTATCGCTCTTCTGTGACCTCTTCCTCGCCGTCCGCAACGTCCCGGAGATAGTCCTCGATGACGTTCTCAGGGATGTCATGCTCTCTCAGGATGTCTCGCATCCGCTCTTCATGCTCATCAGCGGCTCTGCCCATGTTGATTGGCTGACCTGATTCCAGTGCAAATAAAAATAGCGCAAGATATATCGCCCACTCGTCGTCTATATCCTCCGCTAGTCTTTCGCGTTTTCTTTTGTCTTCTTCTGGGATTCGCATTGCGTCGAACCATTCATGGTACTGCCGGCGACGCTCAATCCGATTGATTTTGTCAAAAGCTGTCACCGTTGCCATGCGTTATTCCTCCGTCTCTTCGTCGTCCACAGGCTCTTGCGTGGTCATTCCATCGATGTTTGGCGAATTGACAATCTGGTCGGACTCATCCGACCCGGCTCTCTCAGGAATAGATGCTGTGGATTTCGTCACGAGAGATTCCTGATACTTCTCAATCATCTCCCTGGAGTCCTCCCACACCTGTTGAGGGTCTTCGAAGAGATTGATTGCCCGGATGGCATGAAGACCATTGATACCATGAGACACCATAACGGAGAATGCGTTCACCTTGCTGACCATTTCATAGTTCTTCTGGCGTTTTACGCTCGGCTGAACGTCCCGGTATTTCAGTTTCAGCAGAGGGCTGTCAGAGGGAGTATACGGATTCGCCTTAATGCAAGCCAAAGCGACTCGCACTTCTTGCATCTTGCATCCTTCCATGATGGCCTGTTGTTTGGACGCCTCGACCTCTGCCTGACTCCATCCTGTCGCATCGCTCATTGCCACGCCAGTGCTGCCACCAGAGGTGTCATTCCTCATTGGCACATTGCATTTCTGGAGGATGGTGGCTCTCTTGGTGCTGATGTTCGTCAGGATTCCAGAGTAATCACCAGGCACTGCCAAGGGAGTGATAAAAGGCGTTTTGCCGTCTCTTGTGGTATACGTCATTACCCAGTCGTTGCTCTTGGGAGTGACCATATCGCCGTTTTCATCCGTGGCGAATTCCACGTCATTGGCGTGCCAGATGCTCTGCACATTCTGGTCGAGCAGACATGCCAAATCAGACTCGGCGATGTTCAGCGAGTCAAGGTCGGAGATTTGTCTCTCCCATGCCCCTGTGCGGTCGTAGGAACGCTCCCACTCGATCAGCGGGATAATGCCAAGCGGATTGATTTCTCCGCTCCGCTCGGATTGCCCAAAGGTGTAGCCTTGCCTCTCCTCACCGTTCTGCACCTTAGAACCATAGACCTCATATCTGCGATCCTTAGAGAATGCGGTGAAGTAGATGTTGCCCATGCGGTCTTCCCGGAAGGTAACACCCAGAACAACTCTGTGGTCTACCCACGCCGTGGACTTCACGACAAAGGCAAAACGAGGGTCAACAACGATGTATTTGAAGTAGCTGTCGCCGTCCTCATACTCTGTGTTAATGTCATGCAGAGTAAATCCGATTCCGGTGATTTCTACGAAATTTCCCAGTTCCACATTCTTGGCTTTGGCGTTTTCGGCAGAATAGCACTCGTTCAGCAGCGCAATCGCATCCTGCTCCCTTGCGTTATCAGCACCCGCGTCGTGTGTTCCACGCTGCCCAAGTGTGATCTCATTGCCAAAATGGAATCCAACCTTGAAGGTCGTGATCTCGTTCGCCACATTGTCAATGGTCTGGATATCAATGTCCGAACGATAGGTCTTCTCTCTCTGAATCGGCTGATTCCCACGGTCGTAGTTCAGCAGGAAGTCGCAGTCCATTCTATTCGCGGAGAAGTCAGACCATGCATTTTCAATGACGGAGACAACATTCTCGGCAGTAATCTCCTTCTCGTCCGTCCATATCACTCGCCGCCCTGTCATCATACTGTCCACCTTCTCTCGCAAATCAAAAAGGACTACCGATTGCTCGATAGTCCCCTGTGGATGATAGAATCTATGCAAAATGGTTATGCCTTTAACCTTTTTTAACATCTTAACATTATCACACTTTGCCACATGACGCAATATGACATAGTATGACATAGTATGACATAGTATGACAAGATTTCAGGATTCTCCGTATTTTTCGGCAAATTCTTTTAAAGCATCGACCTTCATGCGCTGAACATGCCTCCATGAGTAGTTCCATTCGGCAGCTATTTCCTGCACTGTCATGCCGTGGACGTAGTAATCACTCAGCAGGATGCCGTAATCGGTCGTCGGCATGTTGTCCAGTTTCTCAACAATCTCATGTTGGAGGTTGATGAGTTGCCTTGTCAGAGCCTCGGCAGCTTTTTCGTAATCCATCGCCCTGGAAACGGCATCTGCCATGCGATCCTGATTCGGAGACGCTTGCACCCTGTCGGCATCCATCCCAGACGCAGAGCCAAGAGCAACGTTTCGCCACATCTCTGCCTCTCTCCGCTTCATGGCGATTAGTCGCGAAAAGACTCTCAGTTGTCCCAAGTATTTATCTGCGTCCATACAATCCTCCTAGAATGGATTCTTGATAACATAGGCTGTCTTGATGCGGTATTTCTGCGAGACGAAAAGCGCGAAGTTTGCCATCGCATCCGGCACGTCATCGTGTTTGTTCTTGCCGGAGACGGAGTATGACAACAGCCAGTGCATCATCACGCTGTAGTCTGTCTTTGTCCCCCAGTCATCCTTTGGCTTGAACAGAACATGGGATTTCACCCAAGCTGCGTTAACGATGATTCGTGTCTCTTTGTTCGTCTCGGTCGGCTTTGTGATGATACTGCACCACGCACCACGCTCTTTTACCAGTCTGTCCACCTCGAAGGCCACTCTGTCGCCACCCGCATTGGACTCGAATTCGCATTCCTGGACTTTGTGGTCGGCAAGGATCTGTGCCATCCGTCCGTACTGGACGCCAAAGTCTGACGAGTCAGTGCAGATACAGTCAGCGAGGTAGTAGTCCTCCCCGTACTGGTAGAACACAGGGAGCGTCAGGAAGTCAGTACCCTTGGCCTTGGTATCGCAGACCGCAAGCACGGCATCCGGCTCTCTCATCGGCATCTCGATGAAATACCGCAGTTCCTGTTCGGTGTACAGCAGACCTTCTCGCTCGATGGGGTCATTCTTGTACAAGCACCGATAGGACACTTCGTCCATCGCCAGTTCTTGGTCGTGGAAAAATTCTTCGTCGAAGCCATTTATGTCATAGGCGAAATTGCTCTTTCCCGTCACAGGGTCGATGTCAGGCTTTGCAAGGAATCTCACCCTGTCACTGCCATCGTACATCCGCTCAAGCCGTCCCACGATATCATGCACACTCCATCTGGTGCAGATGTGGATCTCTATGCATCCGGGGACTTTACGCTGTCTGGCGTCCACGGAGTAGAAATTCCACAGCTTGTCCAACTGGTTGACGTTCAGAGCCTCTTCGATACCGCCGATGATGTCATCGCAGAGGAGGAACTTGTTCGCTCGGACTTTACCCGCATTCTTCGCCCCCACAGACGTGGTCTGAAGGTTGGCGAACGGCATATGCTTGTTGATGTGTATCTGCTCACGCTTGGCATCCGTGTACACGACATTCGAGTACGGGAATATGGCCTTCCATCGGTACTCCTCGGACTGGATGATGTTCAGCACCCCAAGGTAGTACATCTTCGTGATGTCGCCGGAGTGCGAGTAGAACAGGCTGTAGTCTCTGGGAAACCATCCGCAGAGTGCTGAGTGGAAAAACATCTCGAGCGACGTTTTCCCGGTTCCGGGCGGGAGGCTGATTGACAGAATATCCAGTTTGCCATCGAGTGTATCTTGCATGGCCTGGATGACTCCCAGTCGCCTCAGACACTTCCGTCTCGGCAGATAGAATCTGTCCTGTGCCAGTCTGTCCTTCTCGATGTACAGCATATAGCTGTCGAATACCTTGTGCTGTGCTTCGTAGAGCAGAATCTTGAAGTACTCATCCACTTCCTCGATTTCGTACTGGGACTGCCTCATGTACTCGTACAAGTCCCAGACCTCATGCCCTGACGACTCTTTGATGTGCGATTCCAGTAACTCTCTGGTCTTTCGCAACAAGTCCACGGCATATCTCTCATCGTGGTCTGTCTCACAGGCATACACCGCATACTGGTACAAGGCATCGATGGCTGTCATGGATACACCTTCGGCTTCGATGACCGCAAATGCACTGTCCGCTCTCTCACGGATCTCAGCACTCGCCGACCATACTTTCTTCCGGCGTCCCAATCAAATCACTCTCCATGCGAGTACGAGCGTCGCAGCACAACACACGAGGGAAGATGCCACGTAGGCCAGTTCGCCAATGTTATCGTCCAGTTCAGACGATGCCCCGATAGTGACGACCCCCAGATACACCGCACTGACTGTCAGGACAAACCTGAGTGTCATCATGACAGCTTTGAATCCCAACCATCCCATTTGTCATCCTCCGCTCTGTAGTCCGGCATCTTCTTGATGGCCTCAAGAATCGCCCACTTCATGTTGTCAGGCATCTCTGTCTTCATCCACCGATAGAACGTGGATGTCGCAACCCCAAGCACAGGGATCAGTTCATCGCCGGAAATCCGCTTCCTCGCCATCGCCTCACGAATCTCCATGTTCGTGCTATATCTCGCCCATCTGGGGTAATTGCCTTTTTTCTTCTTCGTGACCTCAGACACATTTATCACCGCCTTTTTTGTTTTTCGGATTTTTTGAAAGCATTGCCTTTAGTTCCTCGATGCGCTCCGGCTCATCGAAGTATGTCTCAGGAGCGGTCTTTGTGGCGGCATTGCATACCGTGCCACCTATCAGATAGTCGATGTGCGCTACAACGTTCGGAACAAGATTCAATACCTTCTCCCTCGATTGCATGAACGACATATAAACGCTGAATATCGTGTCGTCGTATCGCTTCGCAGATATCCATCCAGAATACTGTGGATCGGGGACAATTACCCTGCGGTAATACTCCGCACAGCCCCTGGCAATCCTGTTCGGGATGCGGATGCATGGGAACGAAAACCACATCTGCGTAGGCTCCACCCAACCGATGGCATCCAGCCTGTCTCTGTGCAACGAGTAACAATGTCCGCAGACAACACCTGAGTCATGCTCCTCCGTTAGTTCCCGGAACCGCGAGGAGATTACTACATCGTCCTGCATGTGCCATGTCCCGGAGTCGTCATCTGGCATACGCTCAAACGTCCTCATACACGATTCTAGGCATCCATCGTGATTTTCATCACAGTACACATCTATTGCGCCTCTATCGATTCCTTGCGCCGTCATAGATGGTATCAGGAACTTCTCCACATACCATATCCGCTCCGGGCAGGTATGAATGATATATTTTGCACTCATTCTCTTCTCTCTCTAAGCAGTACTCTATAGTATATATATTTATATACATTAGGGATTAGTATATAAGATTATATATATTATGCTTTATTGTCTATGGTATATATAGGCCTTTTTCTCAAGAGAATATTTTTAGGTTTATGGGTATAGTATATATAAATACTACATGGCTTTTTTATCTTGGGGATATTTTTATAACTAAGGTGGCGGCTGCGGGTCCCCTGGAATAACCCCCGTCCCATCGATCTGCGGACCGTACACGATATACAGCCTTTTCAGACCGTAAAAGTGCAATCTATTCGCGAAACAACTCTTTTGCGCATAGTTTCGAGCCTGTTTTCAGACAGCTTCCCAGAATTGTTTGCGCGTATGGCACAATTTAGCCGTTGTCGTCGTCTGTCGGTCCCGGTATCATGCCGGAATTGCGTGATAATTCGATTTTTGGGAGATCTGCAAGGCCTATTGCTTGTTTTTGTGTGTCCTCCGTCACGCCCCCGCCCTTATCCCATGAATGTTCATGGTTTAAAATAGCTATATACTTTACGGGATTGCCTTTATCGGATACAGCGGAATTTATCAAACTTTCTTCGCAGTCTTTAGTAATCTCTTTTAATAAATGATAGCTTATATACCTTGCATTTTTACCCTCTATATCGTACTGGTATAACTGATTGCCATCCATACCAGATAATATATAAAAGTGTCTTTTTCTAATAATACAGTTATATTTATTACATAGTCTTTTATATATAATATATAACTGTCTTATATTATCATCGATAAAGACACCCTTATAATTCTTTTGAGTCTGATTATATTTTCTCAAAAGATATGGTCTTTTCTCAAATATTTCCTCGTGTATTGTGTCCAGGATATAGGCCCAACAATTCAATTTGATATTTGTTATATCATAGCCGTTTATGCTGCATTCACGTTCTATGATTTCTATGCATTCCTGTTCTATATCCCGTCTTTGCGCGTCCGTCCATGGGAGCGGCTGCAATCCGTCGGTTATAACGTCTATCTGCTGATCATGCATCTTCTGGCCCTCCCTTCTCTGTTGTTCCTGCTATCAATCAATACTAGCACTTTCATCCTTGCATTGTACACTCTGTGACGTCCTAGGGGCCGTATATGGCTTTTTGCGGTTATATCCGGGTATTTGTCCACGTCGCAAGCTGTCGGCCCGTATGGGCGTGATATGGGCGTTGTATCCGGGTGAGAAGATCTCGAAAGAATCCGGGCCCGTGTCGGCGTTCTGTCGGTGTTGTCCAGGTTGCACAATGGGCATAAAAAAAGAGGGGTTATACCCCTCTAAAATGCTCTGTATTCTGCTATGCTTTGGGTTCCCCTTACACCCCTCCCGTTGCGCCCATTGTATCACGGCTTGAAAAATATGTCAAGCGGTTATTTAAGAAGTTTTTTAATCCGCTTTTTAAGTCCATGTTAAGACGTATTATAATCGGTCTGTTAAGATGTCTTATAATCCATCTTACTATGATTTATTTCGGTGGTCTGTCGCCCCGGTTTAGATCATTGTAAACTAGCTGTCGTATGTATTCAGATACGGAGACGGAATCAGCAGCAGCGCGGGCCTCTATTTTTTCTTTTGTCCCCGCCGGAAAAGTTAAATTAACACGGTCAACCTTTTCATTGTAACGTGCATTCTTTTGTTTAATATACTCCCTCTGTTTTTCTTCCTTCTTTTCATATTCTGCTAGTCTCTTTTCTAGGTCCTGTCGTGTCGTTGCCATAGTTCGGCCTCCCTCCGTCTTTAATACGTCTTATTATACCAGATACGCAACCAGGGAGACAAGGCTTAATAATCTTAAGCATAAGCCATAAATTATTAAGCAATTCGCATATACTGCTTAATAATCTTTATTGACTTTTGGCTTATTAAGCCTTATACTTAAGCCATCAAAAGAAAACAAACGAACCACTCCCGAGGGAGTGAGGGGAGCGGAAAGCAACCTAGACAACCTTGACAATTGAATAGAACCGGGAAACGGGCCGCCCGGGTAGAAAAGGGCCTAGGGGTTAAGATTTCTACCTCTTCCAAAATACATGAAACGGAGTAAAAGAAAAAGAAATCAGTGAATCCTACTAACAGGATAGTAACCGAAAACACAGCAACAGGAACTTGTAAACAACAGTCTAATAACCTGGAAGATCGGAACCGGGTTTTTAAAAAATGTTTCCGGCGCGTGTGATTCCCTATTACACACACAGTTAACAATGATTAGTAGGGTTCAAGGAAAAGAATAAACCCGTCAATGAGAAGGCGACGCGTAAAACCTTAAATGCTGGAATGGTTCCGGTTGCGAAATCTACGGAAATTAGCGTTAAACCACCAGGGTAATAATAAAACCGGAGCGGAAGCAAACACGCGATAAACACAACCGCGGCACGGCGTGAGAGTGCAAAACAGGAACCGGAACCTGTATAAAAAATAGCACAATGGGCAAATAATTGGCGGCATCGGAACAGCCTGAACCGCTATGAACCGTTAAAAAATCGTTTCCTGTATAGTCTACCGGTTCGGACGTAAAACAGGAAACGGGAACCGAAAATCAGGCAAGCCTTTAAGGTTTGAGTAGGTGCAAGTCCTACCGGTTCCTATACGGCAACAAAATCAAGTAGCAGTTCCTGGGAATCTGGGAGCAGACGAAAGACAGATAGCCGAAAACAAAACAGGAGGTGACAAAAATGATTAGATTAGGCGACACAACAACCGGCGAAAAGCACGGTTGTAAATATCTTTGGTTGGTAAAAAACATGGACGTATACAGAAAATACAATAAAAAACAATGTTATCAGGTTTTGGCGTTCAATGGTAACGGCTGGTGGACAATGTACGGCGGAACATTAAAAGATTGCAGAAAATTTATCGGAGATGAAAAAACGGTTAATATCTAAAATCTAGCCCCGTTGGAGAACAAAAACAGGTTCGACGCCTGGCGGGGCATTTCCTGAAAACCAAAAACCACAAAAAAGAAAGGATAAAACTATGAAGTACAATTATTTTGAAGCAGTAAAGGCAGATGTTAAGGAGTACATTGAAAACGAAATCAATCTGGCAGATTATGCCGGACGTCGTGATGATCTTGAAGAAGAATTAAATGATACGCTTTGGGTTGAGGATAGCGTGACGGGGAACGCCTCCGGCAGCTACACCTTTAGCACCTGGAAGGCAGAAGAAAACCTTGCGCACAACTGGGAAGAGATTGAAGAGACCGCAGCAGAATTTGGAATCGAGCCGAAAATCTCGGACGGCTACGAGTACGGCGCGGAATGGTGGGATGTTTCTATCAGATGTAGACATCTTGCCGGGGCAATCGCAGAGGTTCTTGACGAACTGGAGGACGGCGGAGCGTTCGAGGAGGCCGAAGAAGAGACGGAGACGGCGACAGCCTAACACAAACAACCAACCGCAGAGGATGCTAGCCGGTTCATTGCCGGCGGTTGGTTTTCCTACAAAACACAAAAAGGAGAAACACAAAATGAAACTTTATTCATGCGGAGCAATCGAGGGATTGATTGACAGGTATTACGCGGCAGGTGGGGAGGCTTTGGAAGTCGTCCCCGGTTCTCTGGGGTATGGCGTGACGATATGCACATGTGCAGGATATAAGACGGCGGTTGTTACGGAAGTTTATTTGAATGAATGGGCTTCTGCACACAAGGTGAGATTCTACAACGAATTGCCGAAAAAGTATGAAAAGATGATTGAAAACTACTGGAGCGAATACGAAAAGAAATTTGAAGAGGAGGGTGAAACGGCATGAATAAAGATTTTGCAGAATTCAACCGGGTTTATATGAATTTGTTAACATGGTATCCTCCGAAACTGGCCTATACACTAGCCGTTAAGGAGATGAGCCGCAAGAAGTGAATAGAACTATCTCCGCTGCCGTTAGGAGCGGCGCAAGGGTTCAAAACCTGGCGGAGATCTACCAAAAAACAAAGCACAACAGGAGGTCAAAATGGAATACTACAAGAAGTATCTTGTGCGGTATATGTTGGCAGATGCAGAGACGCGGAACGCGGCGAAAAAGCACTGGATAAAATGCCACAAAGAGAACATGAAATCAGGCCGGGAAGATATGATAATCTTTTCGGCGAAAATGCTTGCAAGTATCACACTTGCAGAAGAACTAATGAAAGGAGTTAAGACAGCATGAATTTAAAAGTGTACTATTCCGGCAAAGATTTTTTTGGCCGGTGGGATTCCATGAGGGAGGCAAGCGTAGATTCTGGCACGGTTGATGATCTGAAAACGGCATTTCGGCAGCTTAGGAAAGATAGTAATTGCGCAGTCCACATTGACGAGAGATTATCTATTTTCTATGCGTCATTTACAGATTTTGAAAACGAGATCGTGACAGTTCGATCATTCGCCGCGTGGAACTCATACGACGAGGACAAAATGAGTTACACGAAAGCGAAAAAGATCATCATGGACGAATACAAAGAAAAGAAAACGGCATGATATATTACGCGGTTGCGCCTGGGGCGTTAGTGCAAAACTACAACCGCGATTTCAAGAAAACAAAAGGAGGTTCAAACAATGAACTATGAGGAATTGATTCTTGCACGGCAAGAAGAAGAAATTGACGAATGCAGCACTTGCCCGCATCGCGGCAAATGCGCTAACCAGTGTGAGGAAGTAACAGAAATTTATAATCCCGTCATTGTGAGAATGTTTGAAGGAGGCAAGAGATAATGGAGGCTGTCCGGTTTGATTGGTGTGGGGTTACATGGTATTTCAAAGCAATGAACAATCTGCTTCTGGTAGAGAAGCATACCGGCGACACCTGGAGTAAAAAGGCGGTTCGCGTGGAGGATTGCAACGAATACACATACAAGTTATTGAAAACGAAAATCAAAGCTATTGGAGGTGCTGCCGGTCTTCACCAGTTTATGCAAAAGTGTATCAATGATAACTTTGGTGAATCGTGGGTAAATACAATCCTTAACTATAGTTTTGACACAATGAAAGAAGCAAAATAAACGCTTTCTCCTGTCGGTTTGGCCGTGCCTGCAAAAGGAAACAGGAGATTTCTTAAAAAACATTAAAGGAGGTCTACATAATGATTTTGCATTCCTGCACCACTCCGGACGGAGTAAAGCATGACAACATTTTTTCCACGTGGGAGGACGTCCACAAAATGGCATTCAATCCGCTTACAGTTGAACATGTTTCTATTGAATTGCGCGTAAAAGGTTATTCTTACAAACGCAAAAAAGAGAACGCACGGCAGCTTGCTATTGCCGTTTCTGATGCGCTGACAAATATGGCTATCACCTGGGGAGAACTTGCCGCAATACAGGACTATTTCCGCGAAGTAGGAAAACGGTTTGGGCTCCTGGCAGAGTTCACAGAAAACGGTATTTGCTAATACACACAGTTTCCCGCTGTGGCGGTGAGGAATCGCTTATACAGTGCCAGACACGGCAGCGGGACTTTGAAACCATAAGACACCACACAAGAAAAGAAAGGAACTGGACACGATGAAAGAATACACAGAAGCGAAACGGGATAATGACATCTTTGACGAAAGGATATTTGTCGGAGATGCTGCAGAAATCAAAGCCATATACAATAGCCTGTGGAATGCAGAACTAAAGGGATCTTCCCTCATTCGGTCGGCATATTGCCAGAAGGCCAGATTTAACGCTTCCCGGCTGTATGCGCTTATCATCTCCCTGGATGACAACACGGGGCGGAGACGCTACACAGTGGTGGACGCAAACACAGCGTTACACTGCATTATCACCGGGGAATGGATTCCGGCATAAGAACAGCAACACACAGCAACACACAGTAACACGCAGTGACCAAACACAGGAGGAAACCACATGAACATCGAAACGTACAGTTTATATGAGGACATGGCAAAGCAGCCACACCTGTTAGTAGCCGGAGCGACTGGAAGCGGGAAGTCTGTGGTTATCAATGGAATTATCTATAGCTTAATCGCAGAATCTCCCGCAGACGTCCAGCTTATTCTTCTGGACCCTAAACGGGTGGAGCTTGTAGGATATGCAGACCTTCCGCATACAGTGTGCTACGCTTCCGAACCTTTCCAGATGGTGTCCGCACTCAAACAGGCCCTGAATATCACAGAAGAGCGGTACAAGGCCATGCAGAAAAAGAGACTGCGCAAGTATGACGGCGGTCATGTGTATGTCATTATCGACGAATTAGCGGATTTGATGACCACACAGAAAAAAGAGGTCATGCCCTTAATTCAGAGACTGGCCCAGATTGGACGTGCTGCGAATGTCCACATCATAGCAGCGACACAGTGTCCGCTTGCGTCGGTTATCCCTACGGCGATAAAGGTTAATTTTGATAGCCGTGTTGGCCTCCGTACACGGTCCGCACAGGATAGCAGAAACATTCTTGGCGTGACAGGTTGCGAAAAGTTACCCAGATACGGACAGGGTTATTACATGACAGCGGACGGGGCCGAACTGTACGAGATCCCCATGTATAGCGATGAGGAAATCAATGCTCTTGTGTCCTACTGGACACGGAAAACAGCATAGAGAGGAGGTCAAGACATGAGTTATACACAGATTGACAATGCGCTGTGGAATATACAGCTTTATATCATGACCCGCTACGGCGTGGATGAGAGTGTGCGGTTAATGTCTCCCCTCCGGTGGTGGGTGGACACTGGCAGAGCCTCGACAACATTCCTACATGGTTTGGTTGATGTGAAACCTTTTGTAATCGGTCGGCTCCTGGTAAAGGGTGGAAGCGATCAAGAAATAATTTCCCGGATACGGGCGAAAATAGAAAAATAGATTGCTTCTTGCATAATTATGCATTACAATTTATCCAACATTATCCAACATCACACAACATTTTACAGCACATTAGAGGAGGATTTCATCATGGTGAAAATTCAGTTTTTTGTAGGCGATGGTATCCATTTTGACGGAGCGGTAAATTACTTGACGGGCGAGGGCGACGGCTACAGAGTTTACGCAGAAGTCGAGATCCCTGACGGGGCATCTGATGACTACGGCTATCTGTCCATGAAGAAGGCCATCATTGACACGGCTACAGACTGTGGTATAGATACATCCGCTTGGGCATGGCAGTATGATGGGCAGGAACAGCACCTGGCAGAGGATGCAAGCGCACACTGCAAAGTATATGTGGAGGTCGAGGATGAAGAAGACCTCACGACACAGGAAATTGAGATGTAATACACAGCTACCAGAACACACACAGACACACAGAAAGACGGCGGGAGAAATCCTGCCGTCCTTTTTATTTGCCCTATATGAGATTTTGTCCATTGTCTGAGGAAATACACACGGAATGCGCTAGAATCGCATATACAGCCTTCTACGCAGTCACACGGGCATATACACAGCGTTCATTGGCTACATATCACGCCATTCCCAGTGATAACCTCCTGCGCTCTCGAAATATCCGCTCATATGCTTTTGCAGGGTCTGGACATGGAGTCCGTGCGCCTCCGCTGCTTCTTTGATTGTGTCATATGCTTCGAGGGTTTCCACACACACAAGACGGCCCTTCTTCCGGCCTCCCTTTTTCGGCTTTGGTGCTTCCGGCTCCCTAGGCTCTGGATTCATTGCTTGCAGTGCCTTCCGCTCTGCCCACTCTATCTCGCTGACATACCGCACACGCTGACCACACGCACAGCAGTATTTATCCGTTTCCCGGATGCGCTGACCGCACACAGGACACACAGCGAAAAGATTTTTGTCTTGCTCAGTGTCCATAGGATACAGCCTCTTTGACAGATTTTTGTAGGCGGGGTATGCTATCAATGCTTTTTTGGCGTGTCTGTATTTCTCCGCACGTTCTACAGCGTCTTTTCCCATCCATGTATCCATGCCGATATACTTTGCGTGTTTCTCTTCGCCTACAGCCAGTTTCTCGAAATATTCCGCTGTCGCTTTCGCTGTCTCTTCCGTCACTTTATCCCCTCCACAAATAAATTCTGCTCCTCATAGATCACAGGCATTTTTAACATTTTCGCCCTGGATAACTCCTCTCTTGCTCCCAGACTCTTCTCCCACCCAGAAAGCATATAGATGGCATCAGAAAATTCCAGAAGTTTGAGCGTCAAGAGCATATACTCCATTCTTGTGCCGTCCTTCAGCGCACACCCCATAAAAGAGGGATTTACAGCCACATATCCGGCCTCTTCTATGCGCTTCTCAGCCTCGCCGAATCGCTCCATGTAATCATCTGTCCCGGTGATTCTCCCAGAAATGAAAATTCTATTTACACCCTTTAGCATATCCGGCCTCCCCTCCGGCTGTATCTGCGCTTACGGCCTTCTAACACGGCTGCATCACTGCGGTAGACATCCGCTTTCTTCTTCTTTGCTACTTCGAGT